AGCGCAGAATCTTCGCGAGCACGAAGCCGGTTCCGGTATCGCTCATTGACTTGATAGATGTCAGGCATCGGCGTCTGTTAGCTCGTAACCATAGTACGGATGATAGGACTTCCCGTTCTCCTTCGGCGCCATGCGCTTCAGAATCTCTTTGCGTGCAGCTGTGGCCCAGCGATATCCAGCATCACCGCCCCATGCAGCCCATGCAACGCGACCAGCGGATGGATAACCTTCCTCACCTGGTCGGAATCCTTCCGCTTCCTTGTCTACTTCATGACGTCGGAAAAAGGAATACATCCGAAGGACAGTCGATTCGCTGAGTTTCTCACCAGCGATGATCTGATTCGCTCGAGCCCATGCCACGGCTGTTCCACCATCACGACCAGCATCACGCCATTCGATAGCGCGTTGTGCTTCTTCCTTCATGTCCTTCGATGGAATGAACTTCAGCCCGGGTTCGGATTCATCCTCGAATGCTTTGGTCTCTTCGCGTACCGTGACAGGTAGCAGTCCGAGGTGCTGAATCGGGTCGAGTCCAACAGCCTGTAGTGTAGCAGTCGGTTCGAATCCAGCACGAATCAGAGAACCAGCAGCACTCACGAGTTTCGCAGTCTCATCAGCTGTACGTGCCGTTGAAACAGGCGCTGCATCAGGGACCAGGAGTTCCTGTCCGCCGATCTGCACAGGGACAGCAGTCGGATGGTAATAACCCTCATCATCGTCCGAAGGCGTCACACCAGCGACACGCTTCGCGGTTGCGAGGTCTACGATTCCCGCTTTGTACAATCGCTCAGCACGCTCAGCGTCTTCATTCAAGTCAGCCTGGAGCGCAGGCACATTCGCGACATCAAACTCGAGGTAATCGCCCGGCTGTGTCTCTTCGTAGTCTGGAAGGAGCGCAATGGTCAACGCTTCAGCCATCTGACGCATCAGCGGAATCATGCCGTCGGTCCAGGCGCTTCTGGTCGCCTGCTCGAGGTTGCTGTAGGTAGCACGCTCGAGACCGCTGCCGAGCTGGAGGACGAGAGGATTCAAACCGAGAGCTGCACACACGCGCTCCTCCGGTTTGCGCCGAATCTCATCGAATGCCATCTCGGATGGTTTGTGCGAAACTTGCTCGACCTTGAATGGCCCAGTCATTACCAGGACAGAACCAGCGTTGTCGCCCGTGAAGTCCTGCTGAAGTTTGCGCTTCGTCTGTCGTGCATCGTCTTCGGACAAATCCTCGACTCCGCCCTTGTAGTCTGGTCCGACCATGATGGAAGGCATTCCACCGTTTCGCACCATGCCGAACGCAGCTGATGCAGCGACGTTGTCTGTCGCGATCTCACGAAGGACAGACGTGACAGGAGAGCGACCGAAGCGAGAGTCCTGCGGATCTCGACCATACCTAATATGAATCATGTCCTCGAGGTCGATGTTATAAGACGTGCCATCGACTGTGTACTGATACATGGTGAGAGGATTCACCTTGTTTCCGACTGGCCTCACCATGTCAGCAGCGAGGTATTGCAGACCAACGACACGACCAGCGACACGCACTTTGCGGAAGTAAGCATTTCCGAGGAGTTGATAGTCTGGAAGCACCCACGACCAGACGAGCGAAGGTGGAACATTCGGTGTCGGTTGCGCGAGGAGTTGGAGAATCGGATGGTCTGCGACTGTCTCGACCTGACCATCAGGCATCGGTCTGCGAACCGCTGGAACACCTTGACTCCAGTTGCGGATGTACCAGTCCATACCAATCGCCACGATGCTGTTAAGCATCAAGTCGCCAGCCTGGTTCCTCCAGTTGAAACTCGAGCCTGGAAGGTTACGTGTCAGCAGGGACCAGAAGTCGCCGTTTCCTGTGCCAGTGAAGTAGGACGTCTGTCGCTGAATCAGCGGAGGCGGAAGGAGTGCGGATGGTGCGGCAGTTGCTTTGCCTCGCAGGCGATCAAAGAGTCCCATGGTCTTATTGTGTTCCTATCATGTTCTAAACTGCACCCCAGCCACCGCCACGACCGACGAGCTCGTCGTAGGCATCGGTGAGCGCGTCGACGATGTCGTCATTCTTGCCGAGTGGAAACACTCGGAGTTCATCCACCAGTGTACGGTTCCAGTCGGCGGTGACCATGTACACGTTTCCACCAGCCACCTGTGAAGCGAATGGTTCAGCGCGAACATCCTTCGCTCCTGTCACCGGAAGGATGTTGACCGCGCTTCCGTGCAGGAGTCTAAGCATGTGCATCGCTTGACTCTTACCAGCCTGCCCCGGGTCCTGTGGAAGGCGTACACGCACACCACGTCCATCAAGTACAGCTGTCTGTTTGATGAGTTTGTCTCGCTGATCTGTCTCAAACTGGCCTCGAACGACATCGAGAATCCAGATGCGACCATCAGCATCGCGACCCATTTTCACGCCGACCGTGAAGTCTCCGCTCCCTGCTGTGGCTGCGAGGTCCCAGGCGCGTGACATCTTCTGACAGTTTGGCGTGGATGCTTCGATGGTGATGCGTTCGGTACGGAAGAAACTTCCCTCGCGTGGCGTCGGTCGTTGCTGGTATAGCGCACTCCAGCCGTAGTCTCCGGAGTTCGCGACCATCACTTCCTTGATACGTCCGAGTTCCTTGACGTCATAGCGTTCAGGCCAGAGAGCTTCGCCAGGCATTCGTCCGATCTGGTCAGACTCCTCCGCAATGGCCGGCAGGTTCAACACTGTCCAGCGATGAGGTTCCGATGAGATTGCACGGCTGGTGATGTCGTCGTGATGCCAGCGTGTCGAGACGATGATGAGAGCGCCCTTCGGTTCGAGGCGCGTGTAGAGGTCGTCTGTGTACCAGTCCCACGCCTTATCGCGGAACAGCGCGGATTCTGCATCCTCGCGACTACGAATCGGGTCATCGATGATGATACGTCTGAAGCCCACACCAGTCGGAGGGCTGCCGACGCCTCTCGCCATGAAGGTTCCTCCTTCAGGCATTGACCATTCATCCTGAGATGTGTTGTCCTTCGAGAGTTTAGTCCTGGACGAAACGATCTGTCTGGACTTCCGTGAGAAGCGTCTCGCGATGCGCTCATTGTAAGCAGTGACCAGCACGTTCGCGAACGGGTCTCGCTCGATGCAATATGCCCCATATCGCACCGTGACTGTCTCAGTCTTCCCGTGGCGTGGTGGCATGTGAATCGCGAGTCGGTCAATCTCACCGCGCTCGACTGCGTCCAGATGCGAAGCAATGGCGATGAGATGCCGAGCTGTGTACGACCAACCATTCGGAAGCGTGTCGCGAAGGTAGTCCAGATAACAGACGGCTGTCTGTGCGCTAGTTACTGTCCGGAGGTTCGGCAGCTGCGGTGAGAAGTTGAATCGAGAAGTTCGCAATGCGCTCATGGAGAGCTGCAATTTGGGCAGCTGATTGGCCATTGATGTAACGCTCACTTTGCGCTGTGCGTGCTATCGCCTGTAGCGCCTTCAGGCTGTCCTCGAGCACAGATGTCAGAAGGTCATCGAGTGACTTCGTTGGAAGTATCGTCGAGGTGATGTCGTGTCGACTGCCTTCGACAGGTGCCTTCATTCTGTCCCGAATCGAGATGATGGTCGTGCGTGGCAACCCACACGACCGTGCAATAACCGAAGGGCTTTGACCAGCAATCAAAGCCGATTCGACCTGTGCGAGAATCTCTGGATCTGTTGTGTTACCCCTTGCCATGATTCTATTCTGCCTCTTCTTGGCGAACTCTGCGCCGGTAGTGCATCTGTCCGTGGCACAGATAACACAACACCTGGACATCCTCCATCTGTTCGCCACCCAATCGGATGTACGTCAGGTGATGGACATCGAGCTTGTATCCATCCTCCTGACGCTTCCCACACTGCTCACACGTCCGACCGGACCGCTCGAGTGCTTTGGTTCGAATATCCTGCCATCGCTGAGAGCGCATGTACTTGCGACGATAGTCGCGCCATGTCTCATCGATGACCGCGCTGCAGGCGCCTATGGCCTTCAGGAGAGAGTAAGTGTTCGCCCATGGCTTCGCCATGACCGACGTTATGATTTTGTCTGTGTCCACTTGATTTCGTCCTTGACAGGATGAAACTCACCCCACATCCAATCGTCCGCGTACAACGATTCTGGATCGAGTGTGAGGCCCTGTAGAGTCTTTGATTCAGTGTCTGACGTGTGCATCACGAATGCCTCGTATAGGTCGACATAACGAATATGGACGTCATGGTCAAAACATGCTCGAGTGAT